GATTGATTCGCCAAAAAAAACTTTTCAGGGGGAAGGCTATGCGGCATCATGGTTAAATAATCCAAGCTGGTTTGTTTTCTCCTGCCTTATGATACCCTGCGCCTGTTCCAGGATGTAAAGACCGAGTTCAGGGTGAACACAGTTCCTAAGCATCTGATCTTTATCCTTGGCATCAAACCGGGTCAGGTCAAAGCCAAGCCCTTTTTGCCTGTCTTTGCGTAGTTCAAATTGTGTTACCCCCAAATCCTCCTTCTTCCCACACATCCTACCTACATGAGTTTCTATCTTAAAAGCCGGTGGAACGATTTTGAAATTTGACCAGAAATAATGCCGTGCAATCACTTGTGGCTGGATCAGGGGAGGATAATAAGAGATAACATTTTCAACTACATACTTTCCTTTGGAAAATTCACTAAGAAATAGAATTTCCTGCCACAGCTTCATATCAGGGTAGCGCACAGTACCCTGAGCGTTTAGAAAATAATTAGTTCTTGAATGTGTTTGACAGGGCGGCGAGCTCCATATAAAGTCAAACTCCTTATAGTGCTTTAAAAGGTATTCATGAGCATCACCTACCACCACCTTGTCACCGGGGAAGTATTCCTGGTAGATGGCTGCTATTTCTTCATTGTACTCAACAGCCGTTACCTCTACGTCCTTCCATAGCTTCCTGTTTCCTCCGATGCCGCTATATAGATTAAGTATTTTCATTTTTTTCCAACGGAGAGCCGCTAAATCAAGGCTCCCCTGCTTTTTAATTTTTATTTTACCTCTCCTTTCAAGACTTCTTTTATTTCTACCCGCTCACCACACCTTTTACATCTGGCCCACCGCTTAGATGTTTTTTTAGTGCCATATCCGCACTTATGGCACATAGCACCGCTTACGATGAGCATTGTAATCATCATTTCTATGCCTGTTTTTGTTGCAAGTGGGTATTTTTGTTGAGGGATCATGGCTTTTTTATTTTGTCATTCACCTGTTTGAACATCATTTAAATTTATTTTCTGGCTCTACCCATAGTTTACTCATACTGTCAAGCGCCTGGGAGAGCTGGCTGTTTGGCCTGATTGCGCCCGTCTTTTCAATTCTCCACTCGTGGAAGGGGGACCAAGCGAAAGACACTTTTACTATATATCCGAGGGAATCATTCATTCCCACATGAAAATGATCTTCAGCTATTGGTCTATACCTGTGAAGGTTTCTCAGATATTTCTGCTCAGTTGATCTTTGGACATATGGGTACTTGCTGAACAAAACAGCGATTGGGCATACGTAAAATATGATTCCAAGCAAGAGTAGCGCATACACTAAATACCTCATACCTTACCTCCTTCCTCTGTGGATGGTAGTTCTTCAAGCCATTCGACAAACTGCAATTCCTCATGGCCTAATACCCAACTGGTTAATTTTTTAAATTCGCCAAAGGAGCTTATGTAAATAGAAATGTAGATACTACAGCTTTCTTTTTCCATCCTGATATAACCCTTATGCGCCCTGCACCCTCTTAAATAAACCTCTGTTGTTGGATTTGGCAGACTTTCACTTGCCTTCACCCATCTTAGCTGCGGTACAGATGGAAGGTTTGATATTTCAGGTGAGGGAGCGGATAAGATAGATTTTCTGTCTACATGATAACCGTGACCGTCATTATCCAATCCTATTTCTGCATTTTCTGCACAAAGCCTTTTCTGTTCCTCCAATAGCTGCGGTATCCCTTCCTTTAGGCGAGATAGTTCTTCTTCTAAGTGTTTTATTTTTTGTTTGTCATCCATGATAGGTTATGATTTTTATTTTGTACTAAGCTGATGTGCTACTGTGGGGCTTTACTTGCGTCGCACTCTTGTACGTCCTGTAATTCTATTCGGCAACTTCATTGTTATCATAATATCTAACGCAAGAATTTTCATCATCCCAGTATTGGTGCTCTTGGCATTCATCTATTACATGCTGATCACATCGGTCACAATACCCATAGCTTAAAGTTTCATCGGCTACTTTGAACGGGTTGATGCTCGTACGACGCCACCCTCTGATTCTCTTGGGTTTTGCAACCCGTACACAATTCTTAGGCTTCCCTTTAAAGCGAGCATCTGACGCCATCCAATATGATACTCCTTTAGTGCCTTCGATATAATGTGGAGCTCGGATTTCAGTGAGACGCCCACCCCCTCCTGAATTATACCACCGTATGTCTCTTTTATCACCATAGAAATAATTGAAGTCATACCAGGAGAGATAGCCACCCTCAGATGCGGTCATAACTTCATGCGGGATGCTATCGTGATAGACGATATAAACAATTCTTTCGCCTTCGTGATACATGTTTCTCATTTCAAAAAAGTTTAGTTGTGTACCTCAATCCCTGGAAGCCCTTCATGGGCATTTCATGCGGTGGTGTTACCGCCGGGACGGTACTTGCTTTTCTCGTCGTGCTGGCTTTCAGGGCCTTCCTGCGTTATGGGTAGACCTGCACTATCTGAGGATGCTGGATTACCAACTTTAATCTCGTTCCCGCAGCCACTACATTTCATCCAAAAGTCACCTATTGGGGCATACTCTTTTGATGCTCTGAAAGGATTACACTTACTGCAATAGGGAATTGCCAAAAATGTTATCATTTGATTTTTTGTTTTATTGTTTTAATAGTTATTCTGAACCCCTGGTCTCCAATTCTTTCCTCAACCTCTCTATCTCACTATCTTTCTCCCTTAGCTGCTCGGATGCGTATATCTCCATTGCTCTGAAAATTATTTGCCTATCAGAGAGGGAGAATAGATGCCCTTCGCCTTCATCAATCAGAATGTTTAGCATACGGTTCTGTGACTGCTCGGAAAGAGATTTTATTTGTTGGTCAGCAGGCACCTGTGTTTTGTAGTAGTCTCCTTGATCTCTACCAGTTCTATCTTCATCTGTTATTACTGTGTTTGGGAACTTGCTATCTCGAAATAGCAATTCAGAAAAACTCTGGTTCGCATATTCTGGATTCACCTCTATCAGCCATATCCCTTTGCTCAACATCTTTTCTGAAAGTATAACATTGGGTCTTTGTTGGTCAGCAGAATCACCGGGAAACATTTCATCAACAAGACTATTTATTTGTTGATCGGTAGGGATCAGGTTGTCGTCGGCTACCAAATCTCCCTGCTCTGTTTGTTTGCCATCGCTGCCGCTTGGTACATAATTATCTTCTTTCATAACTCCTTTTTTGATTGATTTGATTGAATACGGGAGAGAACATAGTTTGCGCCTGCTATCCAATGTTTCTTTTCGTGCTCGTAATGGGATTTTGACATTGGCCCTCGAAAACCTGTGGTTTCGTAAATCCCCTCCGCCTCCCTCTCTATTTCCTCTCTTGTGGGGAGATTTTGTTGGTCAGCGACATTGCTACTATCAGCTTTCGTTGCGTCGCACTCTTGTACGCCTTGTTCGCTATTGAGCATGTCGTTTTGAATGGCATAACGCAATATCATTTCTACTTCACTAACCGTTTCCAGTTGATCATAAACGGTCGATCTATCGCTGAGGATTTCATTAATGATCTCCCTGTCGCCGGGCTGCATTTCCCTTCTTTGAAAACGTTGTAAGGCCGGATATAAGGTGTCTTTCATCCAATTCTCATTATCTGCTATTATTTTGCTGTCCCCAAACTCCACCCTTTCAAGTGCTGGCATTACGAACCTTTTTTCCTTTGCAGACCGTATGAATGACAGGCGAAGGTTGTCGCTCTTGTTCGCAACAGTTAGATAGATCAACAATTCATCTTCCAAATTTTTTTGCTCAATAGAATTACCTGACGATGAACTGAGCGTAGCAAGGGACGATCCCTCGGTTTTGTTGTCGCTGGTATCCAAATCCCTTTGCACAGCGGGAACAAGGACGATGCGGCGGCGGTGTTCATCCGTTATTACATATTCAATAAAATCAATGTCAACCCATTCATTTCCGCCATTAGGGTAATACTGATACGTCACCAGCACATCCTTCCCATCTTCATACACCTGTCCTTGTGTTAGGGTCATGCCGTCAACGGGGAGGCGGGGTTGGGAGGCGTGAAGAATCTTCCATCCTTCAACTGCTCCTTGCCATAGCCACGGTCTTAAATATTCAATTCTTTCCGGCAACGGTTCCAGCATTTCAAAAGCCGTTGTTGCTGTATCTGCGTAGTATTGTTTATTTTCCATTGTGTAAAGAGTTGGAGGGGTTAAGATTAGAGTGCTTGAAGGCGGTCAATTTCAGCGGCTATCAATGCGCCTGCTTTTTGTAATTCTCGGATTCGCAAATGTGGAGGTTGAATGATATTGCCAGACGAATCCCTAATGAATGATGGCTTCCACCACTCATCACTCCACGGCCATCCCAACGGCGCAAGTTTCTCGGGTCTATATTCGTGTATCATTGCGTAACAGGAGGCGGCCATAGCAAGTTCGCCAACGTCATGGGTAGCGTCATGTTCTGGTGTCCAACCTTCTTCGCTAATTTGCCTTTGTCTTTCCTCGGCAATAAGTTCAATTCCTGATTTCATCTTTCTTTCTCCCCGGCTAACCTTTTACCGGGCGGTTTTGTTTTATTTTAGTCAGGGCTATTGCTACTATTGATCTTTCGTTGCGATGCTCCGGTTAGGGGTTTCGCCTTGGTTGAGCACCTGTTCGCCTTCTCTTATCCTTCGGCATATTTCATCAAAACCATCGAATACAGCCATCAGCCAATATTTAGTCCTTTTAACCATTACCACACTTTCAGAATCCATAAAACTCGGCGTGTGCCTGTAGGCATAATTGATGTATTCATATTCATCATCAACATAATAAAGGCATTCTTTGAAATACTTTAAAGCCCTTTCGAGTTTTTCACCTGTATAACCATATTCTTCTGCGCCTCCATTAATCTTTGCTTCTAATTCTGCCTGTGTATGTTCCGCATCGTATTCGTTTGCTTCCTGCGAGGAAGCTATGTGTAACTTTTCCTTCCAGTAGCCATCAGATACATAACCCTTAGCTGAAGGGTGAAATTCTCGGCAGAATATCCAGTTGCCATAATCTCCTGTGACAGCGAGAATACCGTTTGTGTTTATGTATTTAATACTGCCGCAAATTGTATCGGGCTTACGCAAATAATGGACGAGCAGATTCTCGTGATCTGAAACGATCACCTGATGTTTACTAAAATCTATCCCAGTTCTTTTGCCTTTCATACACTATGAATTATTTATTGATTAGAATTGTTGTCGATAACCGGAGCGTCGCAACAGGCTTTGATCAGGGCTATGTCGCTGGCTTCCAAAAATCATTTTGTTTTAGTTTTATCAATAGCAAGCCCAAGCTGTATTGCGTCTTTACCGTTGTCTGGATGGCCGGGTTCAAAGAACAATGGGACTGCATAGCTTTTTTGGATGAGGTATTGGTAGATACGTGTGGCTGCAATAAAGCCTATCTCTGAAATGCGTTTTCTGTTTTTAGCAGTATCGAATCCATTTTCATAATCCCAAGAATAGTTTTCAAAATGAAACCCTACGGCCATCCGACCCAAATATTTTCTCTCTTCATTCGTCGCACTTCCCCTCCAAAACAACTTGCTTACTTCAATCGCATCTTCATCTGATATGGCGTGAAGTGGGGTGAGAAGGAGTTTGCAGTCGCTTTGATCATACCAACCTTCTCCTCTTTCATCTCTATTTTCATCGCCAATCAAACCGCTGGTGGCTATGCTTTCCAACGTGCTTGCTTCTTCGTTCTCGCCATACCTTATTTCACATCCCAAATACATTGCGAAAACACGGGCTACTTGCTCATTTGTAATGTTGTGTGTCATGGTTATTTACCTCCCGGCGTGTGCTTTGTCTGTTCTTGTTTAGTTGTCATAAATAAAATATTGTTTGGTTATGATCTTCTGTAGAGATTTTCAATACCCGCCTCTTTTGCCTGCTCAAATACTTTCAGAACACACCGGTCTTTTTCCTCGTCCGGCATCAGGTAGTAAGGAGCCTCGATGATAAATCCGTCTTTCACCAACTGCGGGTAGTATGGAACCGGAAATGTTTGATATACCATGCCTGCCAGAAAAGATTGATAATCTTCCTCGATCATCCTTCGATAATCGTTTTCTCCGGGCTCCAGGTTCACCAGGTTCTTTTTGTATGCGATCTGTCTTTCCACTTCGCTGATCTTGTACCGATCATTCAGGTAAGGGAGCAAAACCTTATCGAGCAGGTTCAAATTCATGGACTTCCCCCAATCTTCAATCGTGGTTCCTGCAGACCGGAAAGCATACTCGATTTCTGAACTGTTCAGGTTTTCAAATTTTTCCTCCAGGGACTTTGTGAACTGATCCACCAAAATGTCCATCAGCTTATTTTCAGGGATAGACCAACCCGTGATGATGTGAATTTTCAACAGCAGGGCTTTTGCGTTCAACAGTCTTTCGGGCGGTGTCATTTGTCCGAACTGCTTGCCTCCGTACTTCAGGTCCAGGATCTTCCTGTCATCCGCTGTTAGTGAGGTCTCTTTCCAGACTGTCAAGGAGTTGGTGAGCTCCTGCGCTTTTACCGCTTGGGGAAGATGTTTTGCTATGTGATCCATTTTTTTTCGGGAATTTGTTTCTTATCCAGTTCAAAAAATATTGGTAGAGCTCTGATGGATTGTTTTGGTAGGTTCGCTGCTTGCCAGGTGGATCATGTGACCGTTCCTGCAAAAACACATTCCATTGCTTTTTGACAAATTCTGTGTTTCGACTTTGGGTGTGTGTGTATTGATTCATCTCAGCGGCTTCCAAAACATTCGCGGGGATATCTGTTTTTGAAATTTCCCCTTCCCCCACACCCCTATCCCTAACAACATCCAGTTCTTTTTCTTTTTCTTGTTCTTGTTCTTTTTCCTCAAGGGTATTAATACCCTTTTGATACCCTTTTGATACCCTTTCGTATATGCCGTACTTTTTTAAAAGTTGAATAATGGGCTTATGTGGTCGACATTCCTCAGACAACTCACCGTACTGAAAAGAAACAAACCCTGGAATGAAGATTTTATCGCGCCCGAATTTTTCAATGCGGTTTTCCTTGTCAGTATTTACTTTAGAAAAAAGTTCTTCAAGCGTAACCTCATCTCCGATAAAATAGCTGAGTGTTTCCATGTCTATGATCCACACCCCTGCATTGTCGCATTCGTCGAAAAGGAATCGTACGGCACATTTCATTTTCGGTGTCAACTTTCTAAACCAGGGCTGCCGGTTCAAACTGGTATCAGTAAAGCGTTTTGCCATTATAAGGTTGGGGTGCTTTTTAAATAGTTTTCCAAATCGAATTTTTTACTCTTTTTCTTTATCAATCCCTTGGCTGAGAATACCCGGTCGATTTCGCTTTTCTTTTTTCCTGTCAGTTCCGATACCTGGTGAGGTGTAAGCCCTAACCTTTTCATGTAAAGGATCTGATTGAGTTCTACATCGTTTGAGATATTCGTTTTCATCTTTTGCGATATTAGAAGCGGATAAATTTTTTTAAACTTTTGTATTTTTTAGCCGGTGTTACTTTTACCGGTTTTGCAAGTCTTGAAAGAGAAAACCCCTGTTGCCGGGCGAAGGCCGGATTGCGCTCAATTATATCATGGCAATGATGGCACACCGATAAAAAGTATTTCATGTTTAAATAATTATCACCTACCCTTCCCTTCATGTGGTGTACCTCTGTTGCCTTTCCTTTGCAGCCTTCGATCTTTGCCTGACAAATGGTATGAAGTGCCAGGAATGCGGCTCTCTTTTTCTTGTATTCCTTTTCCTCAGCCTTTCTTTTTTCAGAAACCTTTGACAGTTGCTTTTTTTCTGGAATGACAGCCTTTAAATGCTGTCTGCAGTAACCACCAGATGCACATATTCTACACGTCATTACGCAGTCATTTTTACAGGGTACTTCAATGAATTGATTTCGTATGGATGCTCCGGTTTACCCTGAGGACCGGGTACTGTGTAGCCGCATTTCCTGAGATCACCGGATGATTTAAGATTCGTGATAGCCCTTCTATTGGACCATATAGGCCACTTATGCCCTGCCTTTTCGGTTAACTCCGTGATCTTGGAAGCTGTCAAAGGCTTTCGATGATTCATGTAAATGAGCAGAATGGCTTCCTCTTGCGATTTGGCGCCGGCAACTGCCTGTCTCAGTTCCTCACCAGTCAAATTGCAGGTATTGTAAAAGGCTTTCATTTTTATGTTAATGATGTTTTATTTTGGTACAAACGTTAACAGTCACGGTCAAAAAAAAGGGCGCTCTGTTGCCCCGGATCAGGAATCCATATCTCCAACATGTCTGCAGCCCATGCCCTGATCCTTTCCACATATTCTACAAACTCGCCCTTGTTCATTTCGGTTGTTGACTTTGGAACCTCGATCACTTCTGCCTGTGGGGTAACTACCTTCTCCGAATTAAATTTGCATTTCAGAAATTCGTGTACTGTATCGCAGTCCACATCATGCCCAAGCTCCCGGAGCCTGATTTGAATTTCCTTTACAACAACTCCATGGTAGTAATTGTTCTGCAGCAGTGATCTTTTGCCGCGTTTCTTGATGGTCAGCACCACATCACAGTCAGGGAATTGCTTTAAGTCCTGAGCGAGACGGTTTTTATTTACCGCCACCAGCACTCCATCTTTTACATATCCGTAGTGTTCAGTCTTTACCATTGTTAATGATTTACTGCCTGATTTACCGCGCCTGCTATTTCACCGGCGCTTAGCGTTTCTCCGTTCTGAATCCTGGTGCGAAGGGATGGCTGATTGTTCCTGAGCATTTCGATGACCTCACTGGCACGTTTTGCGCCCATTGTTGGGATCTCCATTTCCAGCCATGACTTTTGTCTTTCATCATAGGTGGATGACCTGATCAGGTTTTCAATGAGATCAATTTGCTGATCCGTTGCCATGTAGTCGGTGTTGTCCAGTTCAATGGCCTTATCAAGAACCGCAGCCTTTTCGGACCTTGGCAGATACTTGTAAATTCGTTTGATGACGGTTTTGCGGGACATTTCCCCGTAGTCGCTTGCCCATGTGCATGATTGAATCTTTCCGGCTTTGAAGGCTTTGTATGTCTCGCTCCGGTCCCTGATTTGGTTTACTTCATCCACGTCCATCCACTCTACCTGCCGGGTGCCATCAGCCAGGGTTGCCAGCGCATATACACCTTTCATGTTTCCACGTTCGCCGGATGATAGTTCTGGTTTGTGAACCACGGGTGAGGTATTGTTTGCCAGGTCAACTTCAAAATGGTCTCTATCGTGAACGATTTGGCATACCATGGATTTCACGCTGCCGGTATCGGTAAGGAGTTTTACAAGCCCGATGTAACTTGGGTCCAGGCTTGCTTCCATTGATCTTGTGAGGCCGTTATATCTTGGGATCAGGTATGCTTCCTTTGCTGCCGGGTTTAGTGTGAGCCCAACGTTTGAAACATTGACCACCGCCTGCAGCAGGCTGTCCATTGAGCATTTTTGCAGCTGGGCACTCTTGTTGATTGATTGGATGGCAAAAGAAATTTCCTGCTTCACACGCTCAGGTGCGAATCCTGCATCCTGCATCAGTTTTTCAACCGGTGCAAACTGTGTTCTTGTAATAAGCTGATTGTCCATTAGGCTGATAATTTTTCACCGTTAAACATTTCGGAAACCGCCGCAACTGCCGCTTCCTCAATTTCCTCCATGGCCCCTGCGAAGTCCAAAAGCTCCGATACATCCATTCCTTTGTAGATCACCTGGTCAACGTCCACATCAAAGCGTTCATCGAAGGATGCTGAGGGGGTGATGTATGCCGTTCCAGATACTTCAATAGGTAGCGTTTCGGTTACAATTTTGAGATCACGCACTACCTTTTTTGTGAGGTTGTGGGTGAAGCGGAATGGTTTTGTGATTTTGCGCGGTTGCCGGTACCCTGCCATCCGTGCGATGTCGTTAATGGTGTACATATTATTTTTTTTGGATTGCTTCTCTATACAGGTTCAACCATTTGTCTCTTTCCCTTTCTGCTATGTGCAGGTCTGTTTCTAAAGCCTTGCTCTTTCCCAATTCATTGAAGTAGACAAGGGCTAAAACAATGTTTACAAATACTGAGCATACCGCTCCGATTTCTAATAGTGTCATGTTGTTGTTTTAAAAAGAGCCCCCTGTAGAAACAAGGCGCGTATTATCCACCATTCCACCCATCCTTACGGAGGGAGAAAAGAAGTTAGAACCGCTGTGCCTCTTCCCAAATCGCTATCGGGGTGTTAATTGGTTGAAGGCTTCAGCGGTTTGACAAGCGCATTTATTCTATTGCCCCACTTGTCATAGGAAGTATTTTGGCGGCTCGTATTCGCACCAACTTTGCCGATCCCGTTGTTGCACCTCATCCCGTTAGGAATGCTTGTGCTTATTTTACCGCCGTGAAATATTTTGATGTTCGGAGAGGGGCGGTTCATCGGATAAACCCGCCCTCAGGAGATTCCGTTATTCCCCCAGGTTCTTTACCCCCTCTGCGATCATCGTATTTTGAAAGAACTTTTTAAATAAGGCCCCGACTGAGATCAGTAGGGCCGAAACCAAAACCCATCCTTATGATCGAAATATTTTTATTGCCGCCCAGAGTACAATCACAAAAGCGATCAGCGCGGCAATGAATATGATAAGTTGGTACGTCATGCTTTTTACTTTGGATCATGCCAGCCGAATAACCAGCCAACGATGATGATTAAAAACAGTCTCATTTTCTTTTCAGTTTTTCGGCAGTTATAAAAGGCCATAACACTAATGCAGCAATGGGTATCACGATTAAGAACCATGCAAGCCACATCAGTATTTTGGTTGCGATGATCATGCGAATGATTCATACATTGTTTGATACATCACGAGCGTTTTTTGAATGACCTTCCTTTCCTCGATTGTCTTTGCCTCTGCGTATCTCTCAGAGTAGTGGTCAATCATAGCGCAGACAAAGCAGTAGTTGTATCTCATGCCCAACGCCTCCGGTATAGGTCAATACTTTGATTTGATTCTTCACGCTGGATCATTTTGCCGCAGTGCAGCAGGTCAGCCAGGTCAAAGCCGGAATTGATCTCGATTTCTATCATCACCAAATCCTCCATGAGTGTCGGTTGTCCGGTCTTTGTATATTTCAGCCCTTTGCGATCCAAGAAGAACAGATCCTTTTTGTGAATGGGCATTGAAAACAACATTGGTTTTGCTGATTCGTTTAGTTGAGGTAATTTTGTGCTCATAACATTTTTGTTTGAAGGCTGCAAAGACTTGGAGGTAGTTGCAGCCTTTTTTTATTTATTGCGATACATTCTTTGGTACTTCGTGATTCGATCTTCTTTCAGGTTCGTTCTCTTTGGTTTACTACCGGCTGGAGAGATTGATTTCAATAATTCATCAACCTCTTCCAGCGTGGCAGCTGAGACGTTGCGAAGCGTCAACAATTTTGCTTTGGCCTTTTCTATCTTCTGCTGATCCGTCACTTTGTATTTTATTTAAATGCGTGTTAGGAAAAACTTTGCAAATGGGTTTTGAATCTTTACGCCAGCCCGTTTTTTAAGCCCGTACAAGAGTTAAGGCGCCTAACTTTTCTCGGATGGCTCTGATAGTATCAGGATGACCGCTACCTCTGAAAATCAATCCCCCCAATGTCTGCCGTGAAACACCCAGATCAATCGCCGCATCTATTTTGGTAGGGAAAGACTGGACATATTTTAAAAAGGCCCTTCTTTCCTCTGTGGTTAATGATTCGCTGCGTCTTTTTCTGTCTCTCATTTTTTTGCTTATTTGTTTTTACATTTGGCTTTACAGGTGTAAATATACGGGAACTAAATTCCCATTTCCAAATATTTCGGGAACTATTTTTACATATTTATTTTAATAATATATAATTGCCGGAGATATCAACGATAGAAGGAAGATTAAATAAGATTGTTGAGGATAGCAACTTGAACATTCAGGAATTTGCTGAACGCATTGGAGTAGATCGAGGTCAGTTCGGGAAGGTGCTGAAGGGCACCATGGGCAATACGTTAAAGCAAATTTTGGAAATATCTTCCCAGTTCGGGGTTCGTACAGGTTGGATTCTTGAAGGGGAAGAGCCCATGCATACAAAAGAAAAATCCGGCGCTTTCCAGCTACCGGACTCCTTACTAACCCAGTTAAGAAATGAGATTGAGACCCTGAAAATTAATTTACAGAGAATCTCTGATTTGGTCCCTTTGGAACAAGAAGAAAGCTCATTCCAGGAAGTGACATTTTCTCGCTCTCCTTTGGGCAAAACCCAGAAAACTGGCAAGCGATAGCACATTTCTCACGATTGGGACATTTGGAACATTTTGCCTGCTCTGTTTGAGTCTCACGGCGTTTGTTTGGGCTCATAGTGCTCAGATTTGTTGATGCTGCCTGTAGATCATGGTACGTAAGAAAAACAGGACGACCAAGATAGTAACTTTACTAAGGTATTTAGCTAAATCAGGTGAAGTATATTTACTAACATGAAAGAAATGAAATATATAATTTTTGCTTTGTGCTTAATTCCTACTCTTTCTATGGCACAACGCAAAGGATACTTTACAGTTAGTGCCTCAGGATCGTTCTTGCAGAATCAAAATCCAATAGTGGGTGCTCACTTTAGCGCCAACGCACAAGCAGGAAAAAATTTTTTTATCGGCGGAGAAATAGGGGTCATGCGCTTTCAGTCATTCGGAGGTGTAGTTGTTCCCTTGCAGCTAAGGACATCGTTTGTATTTAATGAAAAGCCAGGGAAAGTTTCTCCAATGTTGATACTTGCGCCGGGTATCGGAATTTACAATAGGACCGAAAACGGACAAACAAATTCGGGAGGTTTGGCACTGTTTGCAGGCGGAGGTATTAAATTTTCGAACAAAACTTTAGGAGGCGGCTTTATTAATGTTGGTTTTGCATCTCATACTTTTACAAGACGTGGCGACCATGTAATGTATAATGGTGTCGCATTAAAGATCGGCGCCGTGATCAAATAACTAACAGGCCCTTCTTGCGCGAAATAATCTCAGAACTGGTGGGTCGACAATTTTCTAAGAGATAATTGAGCCTACTACTTGCTCAGGTTTAGGTAATCAATATTGAAATAAATGAAATACATAATTTTTATAAGCTGCCTTTTTTCTGGCATATGGGCTGCCGCCCAAGACATTGACTCCAATAGCGTAAATACTAAGTTGGAGGCGAACGCAATCAAAGTCGGTACTATTATCAAAAAGCAATACAAAGACGTATGGGAATACTCCCCGAAGGGGGCGGTCATTTTAGCTATGTATAATATCGGAACCAACAACCTGGCGTTAAAGACATTGACTATAAAAGATGTTGCGAGTGGTCTAATAACGAAAGGACTTTACTTGTCAACTTATTCAACTGATGCCAGAAATACTTACGTTGGTTACATTGATGTAGATGAATTGCCTGGACTAATTAAATTTCTTGACTTTCTCGTGGCAAATAAACAAAATGTGGAGGATGAAGGAACCGAATATATTTATACGTGCAATGATGTTCAATTCGCCGCTTACAATACCATAATCAAAAAAGAACTTCAGTGGACGTACCAAGTAAAAGTTGATAGATACCGATCCTACTCCACGGTTGGGCTGCAAATAAAGAACGTTGAGGAAATGTTGCAAAGACTGAAAGAGGCAGTATCTAAACTGCAAGAATAATTATGTGTAATCGGGGGAGATTAATAAAATAAATTTCAAAACCATCAAACTGGAAGACAACATTCGATATTCCCTTGCACATATGGAGCAAGCCAAATCTTTACCCTTTGAGGTGTTTGTTAAATGGAGTGCCGCAAATAATTCCTGTGAGCATTGTAGTTCATTAAACGGGGTGATAATGGAAATGAAAACTGCTTATGAAAACTTAGTATCATTCCACGCCGGATGTACCCGAAAGGGTGGATGCCGATGTAGAATAACCCTGATTCCAAGACGCGGGGATGAAGGCCGATTGATATTTAAAACAAATCAATAACTACACTTACCGCCTCAAGCAATCATCGCATTCCTGAAAACATCGTTCTGTATCAGCCCCAGGGACTTCAAATAGACCATTGTAGTCTCAAGGCTCTTGTGTCTCAACTGGCGCATCAACGCATATACATCCTTCCCGGTCGCATAGTAAGCGGCACAAACTCCAGAATGTTTCCAGCTGTACAAGGTTTTTGAACTATGAATCTCTAACTGCTTCACAAACTTGTTATGCCTGGTTGATATGTGATTCACATTGGAATAAATAACGTCCGAAGTAAACAAATGCCTCCCAAAGACATAATAACCGGATGGATAGTGATCAAGCCTCATGCGTCTTAAAATGGGCTCCAGCCCCACCGGAATAACTACACTTTCCTGCTCGCCATTCTTTGAAATATTGGAAGGGATGATAATTGTTTTGTTTACCAGGTCGAAGTCTCCAACCCTAAGCCGGGCAAGCTCCGTGCGCCGGATAAATGTGAAGTACATTATCTGAGTAAAGTAAAACAGGCGTTCATCTTTTTTCATCAATAATTCACGTAATTCTTCCTTCTCGGAATCAGTGAAAGCAATGTTCCTTCCGATCTGCGCAGGTCGTCGATCGATCTTTTTAAAAGGATTTTTGATGATCCATTCCTTTGCCAGCATCACATTAAAAAGGGTGGCTAAAATGATCAAGTGGTCATTGTGGGTCCTTCCTGAATATCCCCTTTCTGTAATCAGCGTGTCAAGATATACCTGTGCATCCTGCTTTGTAAATTCTGCCAGGGAAATATTATCCATGCCTTCTTTAGTCAGCCACTCTTTGAACAGTCGCACAACGTAATGATAGGTTTCTTTTGTTCGCTTTTGCAGCGTCGGCAAATGCACCTTCAGCACCGCGTCAAGTCCCTCGAAAATGGTGTAATGGATTGGAAGTTTCTTTACCCGGTCCTTCATGAACGGATTCCAGCCGTTTTCCAGTTCCAGTTTCCAAAAACGCTTCAGGCCGTTGGCCTCTTTTATTCTTTCTTCCTTATTGGAAAACTTGTTGATCTCGCCTCGGAATTGAAAACGTTTTTTTCTCTTGGTGAGGTCGTCAGTAAAATCGAAATAAACGAACCATGATTTTGTAAGATCATAGCCATAGTGACAGACCACAGGATCTGTCCAGGAGTAGTTTAACCGGCTCATCGACGTTTGAGTTTTTGTTTGAGTTGAACGTCGACGCTTCGCAACAGCCTGTCAAATAATCACTTAAAAAAGAGTTGTACCGCGTACGGGACGCAGAATAAGCCATTTCACTCTTTATAAATGATTGATTTGCAAGGATAATTTTTCGTCGACGATGCTCAAAAGTAGCATTTTAGCCGGTTTTTGTTTGAGGGTTTGTTTGAGGTGAGATGTTAGCAGGATAAGAGTTTCAGCGTTACGCGCAATTCCATCTCCTCATTTTCATCCTAAAATTTCACTGATACCACGCAGTCACAAGGTCCCCGAAATAGTCTGCAAGCTCAGTGCAGTAGCCTTCCTGGTTGGAAAATATCCATCTGTCATCTGATTTAAAAAGGTAGCCAAAATAAAAATTGCCTTCGCGGTAAAGATGCCATGATGATGGATTACCACTGCCGGAAACAGGTTGAAAATAACCTTTGATGGTCTCGCCTTTATAATCGAAGCTAACGGGTATCTTATGATTGGACATAGCCCGAAATTACAGGCATTCGCAGTAATCGCATGGATGGACCCGGCCAACCCAATAACGTAGGAAGATGTGCAGAAGATTGTGCATGAGTGAGGTCATGCAAAAACATTGCCCTTTTAGGCTATAATCGCCAATATTCGCCTGCATAGGCTATAAAAACCCCACATAGAAATGCAGGGTTGTGTGTTGCTTCAGACGATCAAACGGAAAAATCTTTATGCCTCATTGGTCGAAAGCTCACCACTTTCGCTGAGGTGGATCTTCCGTACGTTATCCGGTTCTCCAACTTTATAAATGGGCCTTCTGGCCGCAAATAATCTGCTCTTTGCAATCCAGGTAAATCCAACCGCGTTAGCCTGGTTGCCGCCATACACCAAAAAAGCATTGTCATTCTCGCCAACATAAAAGCCAACGTGGCCACCGCCGGGCCGGGTAAATACCAAAATATCCCATAGCATTTCACGCCCCTTTGGAACTTCCTGCCCAAACTTTGCCCATGAAAGAGCGGAAAGCAGATCGCTTTTGATCGGGTAGCCGGCACGTTTCACCACCACCCCAACAAATAGCCCGCACCACGGAATATTATCATCAGCGTACCATCCATTGACACCCACTTCTTTTGCCCATGCGAGGATATTGGGGTTACTCCCCTTGCCTTTATGCTCGAGCGTTCCATAGTGCTTTATTGCCTCCACAAGCATCTTTGGGGCACCTTCTGATTCTAACCATTTATATTTTGCGGGTAATTTCATATCGGTTTTTTATATAACTTTATTAAGCACGGTTTTTTGAAAGTCATACTCAAGCGGGTCGCTCCCGCTTTTTTCATTTTAAATGGGCTTCTTAACCACAAAGAATCTGAACACAAAGCCCAAGAGAACCCCGCACCACGTTACAATACAAGCCACCTTCCACCAGTTGTCTTTATCCAAATTCTTTTGCTGGTTGATGATGATACCGTCCTTTTCGACAAGCTGCTTTTGAACGGCAAGCACTTCACCTTTCAGCCGCTCCACGTCAGCCGTGTTGGTCCGGTAAATAAAACTGTCCCGCGTAACCGTCTTTGTAATCACCTGGTGCGGTGGGCATTTCTTTTCGATGTAGACCGTCTGACCTTCCCTTACCACCGTATCCCGGATGTAGGTTTCATTTTCCACATACAGCGTATCGAAGTGCAGGGAATCTCGCACAACAACGGAATCACGCACGGGGTACAGCCTGGCGCACGCATCATCCATCACGTCTTTTGCGAGGAGCCAGGCGACTTTCTTTTGGGCCCGCTTTTCTACTGAGCATCCTGCCAGTAAAACCAGCAGGATTAGGATTAGCGTTCTCATTTCTTCCCGATTGCGGTGGGAGTTTTCATTTCTCCGTGAGACCTCGCCTGCTCGATCACACTTGTATGTTCATAGCCCCTTGATTTAGTGGGAGGCGCAAACATGGCAAGCACGGCAAGCACAGCCTGAAGGATCAATTGAGGCCAACTAATGCTTCCCTGTTGCTCCATGGTGACATAGGTAGAAAGGGCGGTACCCAAAATACCGGCAATGGTTGCCCACTGGCCGCGGAGGTTGTTTGCCAAAAAGCCAATGGCTGCGAGGAATGCCGCGAACACCAGGGCTTTTGTTGACGTCTCACCTTTGACGAAAAGCTCATTTAATGTCAGGGCCACTGCTGAGAGCAGGCCCACGATCAACACTTTGTTTTTGTTAAAGAAGTCTTGCATATACTTGTTTTTATGGTTGTCTGTTTTTTACCATGTCCGTGAGGTGATCAAGTTTGGTCTGAATAACACCCATTTCCTTTGATTGAATTATTCGATAGTTATTCTTTTCATCCTTCACACCTTGAATTTCCCGAGTGAAATGGTCCTTTAGTTCGTCCTTGGTGTCGTCAACTTTTTCATGGATTTCCTCAAACCGTCGGATGTAATTTTTCTTAATCTCCTGACTTTCCTTTTCAGCCCTTTCCAATCGGTCATCATATGACTTCACAAAGCGGTTGAAAAACCAGATCATGACGGCCAGGATAGAGCCCCCTGTGACAATATTTGCTACCCAAACGTTTTCCATTTTTATAATCCTATTATTTTTATTCTCCCCGTAGCGCAAGCTGCGGGGCTATTCTTTTATCCAGGCTTTCTTCTTAACCTTGTTCCCTGTGGTACCGACAATACAGCCGGCCGCACTCCGAGCATTCTAAGTTTTATCCAATCAAATATTTCGGAACCGATAGTGTCTGATGGGTAAAAGTCTGCAGTGTAGATGCCGACCGTTACCCGTATGAATACGCCATCAGTAGCATTACCGATCCGCTCAATTACAGGGTCAAAAGGTTCTGTATAAAGAATGTTGTTTTCAATGGTGTCATCTGCGGCTGTCACAAGGACATCGTCTAAATCCCTACTGCCGGATTCTATAACGTAATTACCAGTTACCATGCCTTTCGATGCTGCGCCTACCGTGTTCTTGCCCCAGAAAGCATACCCCTGCGGCTTGTTGAAGATGTTGTTGAATACATATGCGTGGCCCGAATCCCGGGTTTCTAAAACATCTGTCCCCGGACCTGTTGGTCGCGGCGCAAATAGAATGTGGTTTGCACTGGCACCGTTGCCGCGGTTGTCTACCAATTGGAAATAATTTCTTTCAAAAATGATGCGGCCAAAACCAGTTGATGTAAACCCATCATGGCCGTTGTAAACAATATTGTTTTTAAAGTAACCGGTTGTGTTCCCACCGATACCGGCTGCGGATCTCTGCACTGCGTTGTTTTTTGTTCCTGTTGTCAGCAGTACGTTATTGTGGATTTCCGCATATTGCCAGTTAGATACTTGCAGTCCATCCCACCCGGATGAATCCACAATGTTGTTATAGATGTAAACAGCCAGACCCCGGACACTGGCACCGTCGTTGTCGTGTTCTTCGCCGCTATCCGGATATGAGTTACCGATATAGGTAGTTTCATTGCGGTTGTTACTGATGAAATTGTCATGGATTATACCGGTCCCGTGATCAAACCGATATGCAAGTCTCCATGGCCTTGTAGAATCGGAATTTAGTTTCACTTCAAAGCCAGAGCCCACGCCCTGCAGGTATATCCCTTTAAATTCAAAATTCCTCAGCAGATTACCGGTGATACCAATTGCTCCGTCTGAGGGCGTTGGGTCAATGTGTAAGAATCCATACGGGTAGCCTTTCCATCTCAAATATGTTCCATCTACCACTATGTCAGAAACAAAACACGTATCGCCTGTACCATTGCCAAGTCTGAAAAAGCTGGTAAATGTTGGAGCAGACGGCAGCGCACCAATGTAAACCGGCGCCCCGTTGGGAACTATGATAACGGGACATTCAGGCTTCCCTCCAAAGTCTCCAATGTTAATGCCGTTATAAATTCCATATTCATTTGAAGCCGGATTGATCTTAATTGTATCGCCGCCCTGAATGTCATATCCGCTCCTTCGCATATAAGGAATGAAGATTTGATTTGTAGCGCCTATTACGTGAACCTCAGGCGGTCCTTCCCTGCATGGGCATTGGCCTTTCTCATTATAATTCACAACTCTTATAGTGATCGTATCAGAACCTGATTTTGTTGCTGTCAGTGCATTTACTCTGAAACGGTAAATACCTGGTTGGAATCCTTCTGCGTTTGTAGAATCATTATCCGGTGTAGAGAAGGTAATATCTGACGCCGTTCCTTCAATTACTTCCCAATGCCATTCATCTACTGCTTCTGATGCCGTGGCATACAGTGGAAGTAGCGTTGTAAGCCCCCAGCTGTTGGTCTGAACCCATGCTAAAGTTGTATCCTTAAACGCTGTCACAACAAGCGGCTCATCTTCAGGATCGTTAATGGTGATGGTGATTTCATCATAGGACGTTGCGCCATCATCATCCGTCACTGTGCATCGAAAAACATAAACGCCAGTTTCCATTCCAGTGATGTCCGTGGAAGCTCCGTCGTTGTCTGTTATTGCATATGAGAACGGACCTGAGATTTTTTCCCAGTAGTAAGAGGCAATCGTGCCGTCTGCATCAGCAGCGGTTGCGGTTACACTTACATCATTATCCGGGAAGGTGAGAGTTTGATCACTACCCACATCCACAGTAGGCGGGATATTACTGCTGCCTGCGCTGCCAATGGTTGTATCGCTTTGGCGAACCATCCAGGTTAGCACATCAGAATAAACGATCTGGCTGGCGGGTATCGTATTGTTTACGTCCGTTGCATTGTGGGCCCATGTTGCCCTTGTTGGGTTGTAAACAAGTTTATAGCTGTCATGCCCATAAGGTGCAGGTTCACCAAGTTTTGTTTTGAAGTAAATCGCTGACCCAGGGACTGCCGCATTCATTGCGTTGACAATTTGATCACCGCCGCGAGTATCGTTAAGGTTTTCAAAGTTCAGTTCCTTGCCTCCGTAATCGCTTGCCCATGTTGCCAGCTGTGTAATTGAGGCATTGGCATTGACGCCCATCACTGATACAATGGAATTAACCTTGTGAGGGTAAGCAGCCGCGTATTTATGTGCGAACCACCCCCCAGCAGAAATGCCAGTTAAGTTCAGATCAACCATATTGAAATGAGACACAAGCCCACTCATTAGTTCATCCATGGTTGCCATCTGGGTCGTTCCAGTTGGATAATCCCAATTGCGGTTGATCGATATTAAAACCAAATTATAAAACGGTCCATTGCCAAGTTGAATCACACCTGTAAACGTAGCCCCTGGGTCGTCCATCCAATCATGTGGGCCATTTCTGACGGTGGTTGAAACACTACTGCTTGGAACTTCGCCAAGGCCGGGATGATACACTGCCCCAACCGACTGGAAATTGCCGGAAAATAAATCTGTCCTTCTGGTGATTCTTACAGGTTGCCCCATGAAGGTGGAATCATAAGTGACCATTGTAGGCACATAGGGAACGGGGCCGGCTGAATCCCTGCTCAGAACCATCATGCCTGCCATTAAAATGATCGATATGGTTATAAATCTCATCATGGAAGCGTATTTGAAACCCTTGTCACAACCATAGCCGTGAAATAATTATTGCCGTTGCTGGTATTGGTTGCGGTGATCACAATAGAACCTCCGTCGCTCACACTTATGTCAGTAAACAACGCATCATCAGCGCCGCAGTTCGATCCTACTGCAATCGTATTATTTGAGCTTGTGCTGCCTGCAATGGAATAGGTTTGAGTAACCGCCTGTGTGCTTCTTGTTGCCACTAATCTTACTTGGTAAGTACCGGCAGGAAGTGAACTAATGGTGAATGTCCGTGTTGCTGAATGCGACGAGGTGTACCTGAGCACACCTTGCGGCCAGTTGAACACGGGCGACGGACAGTAACCTACGGCGTGATCCGCTACGCTGCTTTGTGCGGATAGCGTCCCTGTTGCCCCTGAGTTTGAGCCGTCAGAGAACCATTTAAGATTTGTGAGGGCTGTAGTACCGTTTACTGAGTTCCAGTTGCCGCCAACAGCATTCGATCCAGAATAAAAATGAATCTTAATAGAATCAGCAACAAAAGGAACCGATGATGTATGACGATAAGGATTCAAAAGCATTTGCGCCTCTGAAGTCACTGAAAACAAAATCAGCACTATGACTAAAATCCTTTTCATCGTGTGTAATAGATTATGATCTTAAGGCCCTTTGCGCCGGTTCCTGCCACATCGATATCAATGGTGATCTCCGCATCATCAGCAATGGAACTGTCCGAGATCACCGCTGCACTCGCAGCCGTGGTACTTGTCTTTTCGTTTGCGTCAATGGTGAGCTTTGTAGATAGAATGGTTGTGCCGCTTTCGTTGATGTCAATGGTTGGAGTGCCAGATGATGAAACCGTATTTACTGATGCCCTTACCCCTGTGATCGTCGCGGAATAAGGCATGCGGAAAGTAACTTTCGCGGTTCCTGTGGTGATGGCTGTAGTCTCATCCGATACCGCGATGACCATATGTTCAACGGTTTTCCCGCTGTTATTAATGATCCAGTCCGTACCATCGTTTATCAGATATCCGATAAATTGATTTGGGATAGCAAAAATTGTGGCCCCGGTTATATCTTTCACGCCTGACACTTGCCATTGAAAAGACGTAGCGTTGTTGTTTTGAATTTCTATTTTCTTTCCTGCCCCCGCTGATGGTAAGGTAAGCGTCCGGTTTGCGGTGATCGTTGGTAGTACAATCATCGGGCTGTAAGCATTCGCCGTGTAGTTGGCATCCGTTGCTACGCCTCTATCAAGCTGGAATCCTCCGTATAACTGAAAATACCCCGATGCGTTGACGGTTAAATTCGACAGTTTGCTTCCCCCCGTTCCAAGGTTTAAGGAGTAGGTACCACCCGACAGGCTGCGGGTGGCTGTGAGCGTTTGACCCTGCGCAAGCACATCATCTATCCCCGGTGTGCTGCCACCGCTGCTGGCTTCAAGATCCACCAGCCTTGCCCGGTGTGCAGCAAGGGAATCACTCATTCCCGTTACTGCTGACTGTGGGATGCCGGTGAAATTCGCCTCATTGACGCCCACGGTCCACAGCGTTGTGCTGTCCGTTCTTGTTGGCGTTACGGTAAGTTTGCTATTTGCAGCAGCAACTTTATACATCCTGCTTTTCAACACTGAATCACTCGGAGCAAAAAAAGCGGAATCGGGATCTACCCAGTTTTCATAGTAATAGTTTCCGAAATCCTCATCAGAGCCGAATGTCGGCCAGTCTATTTTCACCATGTCGCCATCTGCGTCAACCGCTGTGAGTTTGTAACCAGCCGAATCCAAAAGCGCCCTGTTGAGACCTGAGAATCTTACATCAGAGCCGGTGACCCTTAAATTTCCAATGATGCTGACTTTCCATGCGTTGTTGATGCCTCCGTGATCGCCAAAAGCAAAATTCCCATCCGAGTTCATTGCAAAGGCGTAAGGATTGGTTGGCCCAAGGTAGTATGACAGCCCATTGGTGGAATGCACATAAGGGAGGTTTGTAGACTTCAGCATCACGCCGCCCTGGTTGTCATCTTCAAAACTTCCCCCCTGCCACTCAAACCGCCTTGCCCTGAAAGCGCCTTTGCCCTCAAAGCCTGATGCGAATGTCCCGTAAGGATGCGTGGAGAGGTTCCATGACCCCTGCAGCCATGCACCAAGTACGGGTGTGCCGATGGAGTAACCGCCATCCATCATTGATCCTGTACCGCCCACTATTGTGTGAAAACCGCCATCCTCCAAATATGGAGCAGACACTTTTGTAAATCCGCGCAGCACCATCACACCACCGATAGCCCGATGATGCGTTGAGCTTGTCCAGGGTACGGACGTTCCCCACAAATCCGATGCACTGTAATAGGTCCAATACTCGTTATCGGTTGGGAGCCCCGTTGGTGCCTGGTTCACTGAGTTTTTACGGGCTGCATAATACAGGCCGTTGTATGAAACATAACCTGATGAATTGGTGGCACCACCAGCGCCGTAAATACCGTTATTGTGACAATCTGGTTTGATGATCACGCCACCCAAAAGGGATGAATCCAAAATGCCCGCGTATTTATTGGAAGTGAATTTGTCATTGATCGAAACGAAAGTGTTAATGTCGCCGCCCGTTATTTTCATACCGTAACCCGCATTGAACTGCACAAAGTTGTCCTGAGAGGTCCAGCCGCTTGCATTGGTGGCATACGGAACATCCGCTACATTGCCATGCCTCCATATACCGTCACCCTGGAAGCCGATGACATAACACCGCCTCATGTGAAGCCTGTTGTTTGAAAATACCCCCGTTAGTGTCGAATCGCTCAGGTAGTTGGAAAAAGGAAAGGGTATGTTTCGTATCACAAGATCCTCAACCCATGCTTCTTCAGCGCCGTAGCTATTGCCATAATAGGTAACAGTATCGGAATAAACACTTGACAGGTTAGCATAAGACGTTCCCAAATCTTCCCAATAGTCATTATCCGAGGCCGTACCTGTTGGGGCGTTGCCTAAAGAGTGTTTTTGAAGTGCCTGATAATACCTTCCTGAATAAGAAACCACATCACCGGGATTGGGATATAAAAATTCAAGTCCCGCCGTATTGGTAAAGATCAGTTTCGCCTTGCGGTCGCTTACCACCCCTGGTATCTGTCCCTTTATCCTGATCTGTTGGTGAATTTGAAGTTTGCGACCTACAAAAAGGCCATCGAGGGTAGAACCAAGGCCCGGAATGATGATCTCCGAAAACCATTTGTAGTTATCCCAAAACCTCAGCGCGGACATGATAACATCGTAGTTGTCGAATGCGCCTGATGTTCCCGCGAAAATGATATTGGGTGTAATCCTTGCCCCGATTTGTAAAAGGTTGAGCGATTGGTTCTCTATCATCAGTTCCCACCGCCCGGCGGTTGCTGTAGTTTTTCCTGCAGGCAGAATGATAAACTTGTCATCCGGTGTTTTGGTGGATGTGTCAACGTAAATGTATCGGGCATCACCACCGTCACCGGGTGAATAGTAGCCTTGTGTCCATACCCTTCGGATGCCATTTTCAAATAGCCGGGTTGCTTTTAGTGAATCCATGTTAGCCACTACCCCCGCCTTTAGGATATTCACCACATCTGAGGTATCAACCCTCGGTTTTATCTTGACGGTTACATCAGGCAGACCATTACGCTCTATTGTAAGTATTGAATCAACAAAATCGGCATCTGCCACATAGTTATTACCATCTGAGCCACCGGTACCGGTTCCCACCTTTTTCCATTTTGGACCACCACAGGCAGAAGTACAAACCGCAACATAGATCGAACTGTCCTGCACCCTGAAACGCTGTTCACCGATACGCACGGCATTCACGGTGGTATCGCGTACAGGGTTGGCAAGGGTTGAATCAAACACACCGCTCGGCCATTGGTAGGATTGGTTTATTCTTGTATGCCTCGGTACTGGCTGAGCAAATGACTTGATGCTTGCCAGGACCATTAACATTATTAAGATTCTTTTCATAGTCAATTCTTTTTATACGAAACCAATATTTTTTCGCCGCCTGGGCTGCCTGCGTTTTTAAATGCAAGCCTCCCTATTGGCCTGCTGAATGTTGCTGTCAGATCATCGCTTGATGCTCCCACAACAGCATTGAACCTCACTATCGAATACGCTGATCCCTCACGTCTCACCTTTACAGGGTATGAGCCGATCAGTTCAGGATGGCTAACTTTTGTCGCCCCTTCGTTTAGTGTCAGCAAAATCTTTTTATACGTCATCATGCGTCTTTAAATTCAACAAACACCCGCTGCCCTCCTGATGGTGCTTCGTATTCAAATGTTATCGTACCCGCTCCGCTGTCAAAAACATACTGCCGGTTGCCTGGCGTTCCCGTGGTTGGATCGTAACCCAAACCTTCCACCGCAACGTCAATGATCTCTTTACCTACAAGCGAGTAAGCGTGAACCGATGATGGCCCGCTGATGGATGTTTCACCCTCGGCGAGGATCCAAGTATCACTGAATGGCTCATCTGCTATTGGGCTGTCCGGCGCAGCGAGCTCACTCATCGCAAACCCTCCGTTTCCAAGAACATTCAGATCAAAGCGGGACATATCACCCATGTTTCCTGAAATATTAGTTGCTTCAACAAAAGCGGACATGGTAATTACTATTTCATCACCGTTGTCATCCTCAAAAATGAAACGGTAGTTTCCCGCTGATCCCATCACGGCTTCCTCCAAAAAATGAAATACTGAAAGGCCGCCTGAGTTTGTCGTTTTGGTCACTCCCGATACTGAGCCCGTGCAATCCGTTAGCTGCTTCCTTCTTTTGATGAAAGGCCCTGATCCATCCGTCCTGATCGTGGTTCCCAAAAACGTGTTGGTGACGGAAAACTGGCAGTCAATGCCGCACCCGATATCATGAAAGACACCGGAGACGTCCTTTTGAACCCTTACGTTTTTGCCTTGTACCACGTCACTCATTCGCTTAAATATTTGTATTCATAAGTATCATCGTATTTCTTACCTATGGCTGTATTGTAGACCTCATAAAAGAAGCCCCGCCACGTGCATAGGTTATAGTCCATTTCGTAATGAAGCAGTTGAAAAAACCTGTTGATGGTGGTATTGTCCACGTCACCGAAAACATACCGGTGTAAAAGGTCCGGGCTGTTGGGTAGTCCTTCACCGTCCGTTTCGCCCGATTGCAGGCCGATCACCGTTCCGTCAAACATTACCATCTGCCTGTTGTATTGGTTCCAGGCAGCTTGCGCCCGCGTGTAACCGTAAGGATGATAATGATCCTCCGTTGGCGTTGGTACGTGCGCCCAATTAAAGAAGCGGCCTGCAGGAACAAAATCAACTCCATCCGCTACCAGCATGGCCCCTTTCATTGAAGGGCGCGGTGCATTGTCAATAAACACATCCTTTTCCCGTACTACTTTGGTATTTAATGCCTGTGAGATTTTATGCTGGTGACCGGGATAACGCTGATAGGAGCCATTGATAAAGGCGATATATTCAAACCTCAGATTTGCAAACTGTGTCTGCACGGCTGATGTAAACTGAGACTGATAAAGCGCGATTCTTAATTTCCCGCTGACCGGAATAGGCCGGGTTTCTACCGATACATTTGCCCATTCTTCTTCATCGGTATCATCGCGGTTGTATTGGATCTCAATAAACTTGTCAATCAAGGACCAAGCACCAGTATCATCTACGTTCCATGTGCTGCCGTCATTGCCTTCAAGAATGAGTTGAAAAACAAAATCCGTTTGCTGTCCCGGTCCGGTTAGGTTATCGCTCAACCTTCTGTCGACCGAAACGGTGAATTTGTCGTATTTGCCAACTTTTACGGGATTGGAAATAACCCGGTGTGCATTTGCAGAGGCTCCGATTACCCCATACCTGTCAATCTCAGTGCCTGACTGAAATATTTTAGCGATATAGGATGTACTGTTCACTACCCCGCCGCCTACCCTTTCCAGGGTCCAATCTTCCCACACATAAGCAATGCCGGATGGAATTTCAGTACCCGAAACCTGTTCGTACGAAAGCCCAATGAATTTGTAATAATTACCGGTGTCAATAGCATAGTAAACAATGTCCTTATCCCCGGTGGAAGGGAACGCGCCGAGATTCGCATACCTATGTATATGCCATCCCATATCAACCACAATCGGAATGATATCATCTGTTCCACGGGAAAAATCAATGTTGTCAATAATTTCAAGAGGGAACTCATACCGGAAATTGTGCATGAGGGCTGCCAGCGGCCTTGTCAAAGTAACCAGAGGTGGAGGATCAGGAAGCCCCTGCCACTGCAAATCCTCATTCTCCAAAATCCCTTTCTGGAATGTGTCACCGCTCAAAAACTCGATAAAGTTTCCTTCCGAATCAAAACGGGCCGGGTAAACGGTAGGGTCTGAAATTTCATCTTCAGACATAATGTACCACCGCCCCTTCCATTGGGTAATAAAACAATATTCACCGAGTATCTTTTCAAGGACTGTATAACAATCCTCTTTTTCTGTGGTTGTCCTTTCGTAGGTTTTTACATCCTGGTAAATGCTGTCAAAAAGGTGGTCATCCGGGTGGTTTTCCTCTCTTACATTATGGATCGCGATTATTTCAAGATCAAGACCTGTTTTGTGCAGCGCCATGGCTATAAGGGTGGACAGCTTCTGCTCACCTGTCACTCTTTCTCCTGAGAATCCTGTTAAGGGAACCTCACCCAAAAGGCCCAAATTGTCCGTTGCAATAAGTGTGATCAACGCAGGATCGGGCACAAAGTCCATTGATATGTCAGCTGTTGACAGATAGCCAATAAAATGAATGTTGTTCAAGTCATTCACCGCGATTTTCACCCGCCACCTGAGATCACCACCCGTTGAGAAAGTGGACAGGTCAATGCCATTGCCTGAGAAAATATTTATTTCAACTTGCTTGCTTCTTACTACCGTGTGTTTATCCTCTGAGTTGTCAATTACCGAGGCAGCCAAAGGTTTATCTGTTAGTTGGTTGTTTACTGAGAGGTCATAAATAGTCTCGGTGGCCGCATCATCTATAAGGGTCTCCATATCCTCAATGGAGATGATCACTTGCTGACCATCCTCGCCGTTGCCGTTGTTCATGGACAGCAGCTGTGCATTCTCAAAATATCCCCGGTATATTACACCTGGTTTCATCTGCCAACCAGCCCCCTCTGGTGTCTTGATGTTCTTGCAAATTGCAGTACCTGATCACGTCCTCTTAATGTGACTGCTGGCACCAATACCTGTACCTGTGGGCCGATGGACTGAGCGTTGAACGGATTGAATATTGAGCTATTCTTCAGCCGTTGGGCCATGTTCTTGGGAATGACATACTCGCCGGGTGTAAGCATGGCCGGCACGGAATCGCTGTTGCCAGTACCAGGCACAAAACCACCCTTAGACATTTTCAATACATTTCCAAATGCTTGCAAAAAACTGGTTTTCCCACCCGACAGGGCAGATAAGATTGCCGCCAAAACAATGGCTTTAGTGATCTCAACTGCGATTTGACGGAAAGTGTTTTTAAGAGTTTCGCCAAACGCCTCCATTCCATTCTCACCGCGCATAATCGCATCAACGAAACTTCCAAACGCATTACTCACCCCTTGGATGCCTTTTGCGGCCACTTCTGAAGCTGCTGCAAAAGATGACATAAATTCTTCCATTTGCTGTCCGCCAATACCATTTTTAGCAGCTTTTAAAAAGGCATTATCAAATATTTTTTTAAATTCTTCATCAAAGCCAGACCCGAGCCTCTTACCAATTTCAGAACCAATCTTCTTAAATGATTCATATTGTGAAATCAGCTCCTGATTGGCAGTGTTGGTGAGTAAAACAGGCTTGATCTTTATTTTCGAGCTGATTTCCTTTAAATCCGATATGCCTGTACCAAAGTTTGGCCTGGTCCCTGAAAGGTCAATGGGCTCAGTTTTGAGCCGGTAAATACCTTTTTGAAAGTTCTCCCACCACTCGCGGGCAACATCAATCGCCCCTTGGGTGTTTCCTTCTTTAAGTATCGCATCAAGCCCCTGGAAAATATCTTGGTTCTGCAGGGCAAATTCTTTGGCGATATCCAGCGCCTGCACAAATTCCTTTGATTTGGCTTTTACTTTTGAGGGATCGAATGAGAGGAATTTATCAAAGAAGTTTACCTCTGTTTTTATATTCTTTGGCTTTGGAAGCGCAGCACCGGGATCAAGTAATACGTCCGGTGTGGCCTCCGTAATGCTGGTTAGTTCGGTTGTCAGACGGCGGGCCCGTTCCAAAAGATCGTTTCGCTGCTTTTGGATATTTACACCTTCCTTGGACAAAGAATTTAATATGCCCTGCTGCTTATTGAAATCGTTTTGAATTTGCAAGCTCCTGCTGTCAACTGCTGCCATGCCTTTTGGGTCAAAATCTGGCTGGTTCGACAGATTCTCCCGGGCTTTTTGCACTAACCTAAGTTGCTTGGTCTGTTCTTTAAGATTGCTGTTCTGCTGTTCCTCCAAACCAAGAATTTGCCCCTGTATATCTGCTATTGCTTTTTCGGCTGCTTGGGCTCTGGCTTTCTGAAGGATGGCCTTAGTAAGACTATCATATGCGTTCTTAGCGCCTCCAACAAGTATGATTTCGTCGCGGATATTGCCGAAATATTTAGGGTATTGTTCTTGCAGTTCGTCAACTAACTCTTTTCTTTTGGCAAGAGGAATGTTTGCGTTTTGGGTAGCGGTGTATAGTGTTTTTAAGGCAACAAGTTCTTCCTGCGCATTCTGCGCCCCTTCAACCCTTGCTTTGCTGATGTCATCAAGTGAATCAATGTAATCCTGTAACGCTGCCTTTGCTTCTTTCAGCCGTTTGGTGTTCTCATTCGCTGCAGCACTTGCCCCACCCATGCCCCGTGTCCATGCACCAAATCCTACCTGTGCGAATGTCAGCGCCGCCACCACCCCTGTAAATGCAAGTCCAAGCGCACCAACCGAGGGAATGAGTTGAGTAAGGTTATTTTGAATGCCCTGAAATCCATAAGGAAGATCCTGAATAACACGGCCAAAATTGGTAAAGTCCTTGCCTGTTTTCCCTGCCTGTCCTCCGAGTTTAGCAAGTCCTTTTTGATATTCGTTGATTTGGATTTGCGTCTGCTTAAATACCTGAATATTGGTGGTCTCTTTGAGCTTCTTTTGAAGTCCTGCAAGTTCCGATTCAATCTGGTTGATTGATTTTACCAGGTTGCCATCGTCAGCTATGAACTTTATTTTAAGAGATTCCTCAGCCATTATTCATGTATTTTCTCCATGGTCTTGACCTTGCAGCCATTGCCAGCGGATCATCATCTTTTATTGTGTTGTCATCCCAATCGAAGGGCATGAACTTTTTAGGGGACGGTGGAAACTTCTTTGGATCACTGTTGCCGTACTTTGCGATGCAATAAGCCAAAAGCCTTGTCTTTTCGTATTCATCCTGCCGTTCCCGGTTCCTCGCCGCTATGTGCATGAGCAGGTCAGCGATCAGACAGTCATCTATCCTGCTGTTTTCAATTCCTGCGTTGATGCATTCAATTCTGAAGTCATACCAGGAGATGTTGCTTTTTTTTTCTCGTCATTTCCTGAAACCTCAATGCCCTGGTATTTGGGCACCACCGCCCGCCCGATGGCGTTAAGCAGCTCCATACCTTTTTCAGATGTAATGCCTCCTATTTCGTCAATCCAATCGGACGCGTCAAGGGCATTGTATGTGAATGGCTGTTTGTTTTTTAGTGCGTAGTGTTCTGCACCGCAAAGGATAAGGGATGTGATATGCTTAAATGAAAGCTCATTGGCTAACAGGTCCTGGAAGGCAGAAAACGAAAGGTTGCCGTTTAACTCGCAAAACCTTGAAATTGACCAATGCCCGAAGTACAGATGCACTTTTTTCCCGTTTGTGTTGATCGTATATGTTGTCATAATGAAGCAATTATGGTGTCAAGTCAAGCCCACCCTTCACTTCAATAGTGAAGTCTGCACGTACCAGGTCAGTATCGTTTGCTGTTTCGTTGTAGGACGAAAAGAAACCGGTACCTGCCCGGTAGTAATCTGCCGGTGTGGTTATATGAGCCATCTTAAACAAAAAGTCATCGCCGCTCTCAAACAGAGCAAGCAAAGCATCTGCGCTCATCTCATCGGATTCCGGCGCGCTGTTCGCGGCCAGGCTACCCGTGACCGTGTAGTTTGGTGAACCACCCGCTTTAACCGTTCCGCACTTTGTCGAAACAGAGTTAACATCGCGGGAGCCACTCAACCCGTTATCCACCGAGCAAACAACGGTTTTGTAGTCCGGTGTCTCGGTGTTTGTTGAAATGGAAAGAAGGACTTGCTTTCCATCTATGTTTAAAGCTGCGTCTGCCATTGTTTAGTTTTTAGTTATGACTGATTAATAAATTATATCGGAGTATAAGCCGGACAATTCGCTTTCCGCTTCCACTTCCTTCTGTGATATGATTAATTGAGGGGCGCTTCATCACTATGAGAAAATCTGCACCGCTCAATGTGTTGCTTCCAGGGTCCGGCATTAAAATATTATTCACCAGGTCACCAATCGCGTCAACGTGCTTCCTTACCGCGTCATGCTGCTCACTCACTACCTCGATCACCTGTGAAGCCGTTGCACCAAAAGCGTCCTTGCTTCCTCTGCTGTCATCCGAATAATCGCCGATGATGATCTGTCTTTCTGTGTTTACCCCTTCGTTCTCATACACTGGAATCGGATCGCCCAAATAGGTCACATTCCCGTTCAACAGCGTAAATATTTTTTCTCTCAGGTATGGTGCAGGATTCATCATTTCATTGCACGTTTGACAACTTGTTTCAGGTTTTGATTGATCTCGTTTTCAGCCCACGGCAGATGCTTAAAGAAGAATGGTCTCGCTGGCATCCCCCCCTCTTTTTTTATCCCTCTCCCTTTGAACTGTGCAGCGTAGGCCGCGAGTTCTGCAGGCACATTCACAAACTTGATGGTCCCAAACTCCACGTAAGCCGAATAGTGGGCGTTGCTCACTACCTCATAATTCATCTCGCTGATCCTTTTGAACGTGATGCCATTTTTAAGAACTCCCGTATCTACCGGCACATCAGCCACCGCCCTGTTCACGTATTCAACCGATAAGGCCGCGAGTTCACCGTCAACTTCTTTCACAATGTTCTGAGGTAATGACCCGAACTTCTTTATCAGCTTATCCAACCCCGTTACTTCTATTCTTATCCCTCCCGCCATCACTCACGGACTTTTGCAGTGAACCTTAGATATTGTTTACCCTGGCTGATTCTCTCGATCTCATGAATGGTGTAATCCTTTCCTTCGTACTCGATCAGCCATTCTTTTGTGATGGCCGCCTTTTCCTGGCTGTACCTCACGTAGAAATCAAGTGAACCAATTAACACGGTCGCCTGCTCAGTTGCCCGGTACTGGTTGAACTTTGCGATCTTGGCCCATGTGACTATTGCCGTGGTGTGGGATTGCTCCCTGCCACCTTCCTCATTCAAAGAGCTTGTGGGTTCCTTAAAAACCACCTTGTACCTGAAATCGCCCGCGTGAATTTCTACAGCCATACTTGACGGTATTTGGCTATTTTTCTTTCAATGTCTGCAGGTAGTCCGTGCTGATCTTTCTGGCTTCCCCTGTTCTCATACCGGTACGTTACCAGCATCATGATCGCTTCTTTCAAAGCCTGTGGAACCACGGGAGTGAGTGTAAACGAAACCAGGGATCTACCATAGGAACCAATTTTTAAAGTCCCATTGAAATAGTAGTCATCATCCGCGGTCAATACTTCGTTTTCCTCGCCATCTTCCACCCTGCTCACTTCCAGATCAGACACATGGCTTAGGCTCATCACCCAAGGAAACTGTCCTACCTGTTCACCCTCTTTTGTCGTGGTCACATGAAAGGAGACAGTAGCGGGAACCAATTTGATATTTAGCTCCTGCTCGATATCCTCCCTCGCCCCGGTAATCATAGAAGTCAGGAGGTCATTGTGATCATCATGATCAACCATTGCCCAAGCCTTTGCCTCATCCAAGGATACAGGCTCGGTAATTTCTTCGGCCTCACTGACCTCTATGTTTTGGAGTGTGATCATTCACCTTTCAATTCAGCGCGTTTCTTTTCAGCCGCGTCCAATACGGTTTTTCTTTCCTCATCCTTTTTTACAAGGGAATTGAGCTCGCGTAAGGATTCAGCGGCCTTGATCTGCTCAATGAGTTCGGCTGCTGTTGCCGGTCCCGCATCGCTGTTCTTTTCTTCAGCGCCCGGCCCTGCAGATGCGTTCTTCTCACTTTTCTTTACTGCTTCGTCCAGGGCCTTTTCAGCAATGCCACGGATTTTGAGACTGCTTGCCTGCCGGTCATCCACGTCAATGAAATCGCCTTTTTTGTGGCCTTCATAGTCTTTCAGAAGTTTCACCTTCATGACAATAAATTTTATGGTTGGGGAATTAGGGCAGCTTAATCATTAGTTGATGCGCTGCCCATGTTTATTACTAACCCTTATGCTTATGCTTCTTCTTCTTCAAGTGTACCGGAAACGATGGCGGCATTGTTAAAGCCGATCAGCGTTGCCCTTTCCTCGATACGCAGCATGATCTTGTTTTTCTTCGCGAGGGTGGCATCTTCAAAGATTCTCAGCTCAGGTGCCATCCGGCGAATAAACATCAGTGCGTTGCGGTCAAAGGCAACAAAGTTTCCTGCACCTACCTGTGTAGTGGTCACGGTGTTCAAGCCGCCGATGGTCAGTTTGCCATTTACAAAGCCAACGGAACCGGCAGGAAGATCATACTCACCGCTGCCTGCAGACTTGTTCAGCCCTATGGCTACCGCCTCGCGGGGCATCAGGATAACATCGGTGGGGTTATAGAAGTTTTCAGTATCTTCTACGATCTGGCCCCATGCAGCATCCAGTATCCTTTCAACCGGGACGGTCAATGCACCATCGTAAGCGGTTGCCAGGTCGAGAATACCAGAAACAGGGTTGGTATCGGAAGATCCGTTGAGGATAAAATTGTTCTCTGCTGCTTTCAATGACACCAGCATCTTCCTTTGGATGTAAGACAGCATGAAGTCCACATCATCCAAAGTCTCCCGGTCAATGATCACATAGCCGGCGATCCATTTGAAGTATGCCTGCGCTGTGGTCAGGTCAAAGTCCATCTGCGCTTTGTCCGCTGTCGGATCAGTCCAGAGTGCTGCTGCACCTTCGCCGCCGTTCTCCTTTGGATAGAGAACCGATTTGCCAGTACCGGCACCATTGGGTATAATATCAGACAGCCATACGCGGTTGTATGGTGTTTCGATCAGCTGGTTCCTGCGGTCTGTGGTGTATTGAGCAATGTTTGTGAAGTTGGCAGCGGACATATCGCCCACGGCTTTCACTTCTTGGATGTTCTCATCTTCAAAACCTTTCAGGCGGATCGCCATTGAGCCCTGGCCCCTTCTGTGACCTTTGATGGCATCAATGTTCGCTTCGATGGTTTCGGTAAGGATTTCGTTGAAGGTTTTTTCAGCCTGTGGCTGGCCGTTACCGAATGCTTTGACTGTTGCCAGTTGCTGCTTTACTTCAGTTACCTCGTCAGAGGCTTTCTGTGCTGCCGCCTTTGCTTCCCCTACACGGGTGTCCAGGTCGGAAATATCTTTTTTGAGGTCGGTTTTTGTGTCGTCGATCGCTTTTTGGTGAGCGGTCTTAACAGCCTCGATTTGTTCAGTTGTTGCTTTGTGGTTTTTTTCGATTGCTTCGATGATTGCTCCACCTTTTGTATCTGTTGGAGCAGGGTCAAGATAACGCCATGCGAGATAATTGTGTTTCATAATGCACCTGTCTTTTTAAGTGTAAATGATTTAAATGCAGGAGGGTTAATATTTCCTCCGTAGGTAAATCATCGCTCTTAACTCCCTTTTGCGGGTCAGGTGCAGTTGTTGATCCTGCGGGCTGAGTGCTACTTGCAGAGAGATCGATAATATGTTGTTCAAGTTGTTTAAAGTGTAATTCGAGCATTTCATAAACTTCCTCCTGCTCGTATTTCCCATTGCGGAGGGCTTTCAACACACCGTCCATTTTTTCAATGGCCTGTTCTTTACTCATGGCTTTGACTGATTCAACCAAAGCCTGAGAATTTGCGCCAAATGTTACTGTTGAGCCTTCCCAGAGTTTCAGTTCATGAAGTTCTTTAACCGGGACCTTGCGCCCCCAACGCTCAATGGTCATAGTATCATGGTCGCGGCTTTTTATTACCTCGTACCCTATACTGTGTTCCTCTAAAACGCCATCCTGGTATAACAGGATAACATCTTTGCCGTATGATGTTTGTGAAATTTTGCTCTCGAAATAAAGCCCCTTGTTATCTTCCCTCACCACGAGCCGGTCATCTTTTGTTCCAGCAAGCGGTTCGTAGGAACGGTGCTGGTTTAGATGCTTGATCCGTTTGTAGTTGTTGTTGAGTGATCTTCTGAACGCCCCTGGCATAATCATATCACCGTCTGAATCTACATTACCGAAGATGGAGAAGTAACCAGTAACAGTGCCGGTTTTTACATCAACGTCTTTAATGACGCCGGAAATAGAACTATTGGAAACGTTCTTGTATAACACGGAATTAAAGTTATCCCGCTATTATGGATGTCTATGATAAGTTTTCTGCAAATATTTTTTAGTCCACCCCGATATGGATGTTTGACTTTAAGATTGCAGCGATTTGGGAAGGTGAATAAGACTGAGGGCGGCGAAGTGGAATGACCGTTGCCTGGTTCTGATCGCGCATGATCAACCGCCCCTGTGCATCACGTTTAGGGATATGAGTGATTCGGCACCTGCAGTTTACCGTGTTGGCAGCGGAGGCGTTTGGATCGACGGGATAAAGCATTTCTTCAAACTGTCCGGTAGGTTTATCGCCTTTGTAAATGGGTACTCTGAAATACCCGTTTTCGTCAACTATATGGCCATTGATGAAATTATGGGAGTGTCTTGTGCGGTGGTCGCGGGCAGCACTCCATTTTTTATCTACCTCAAATGGTAAATCTCTCGCTGCGGTGGCATGGCCCACATTGGCGGCGCGGATGATCTCTGTACGGGCGATCACCCTTGCACGGGCTACGATCAACCCTTCCTGCCGTAACAGTGTCACCACCTGGTCAATATCTAATCCTTCCTCGATCGCCTTGTCCAAAATTTTCAGGATATCATTTCGCATGGTATCGGTGATGTCCTGAACAAAACCGAGGGCATGAAACTGAAGATAGTTGATGACATCGCGGATCCATCTTTCGTTACGTCCGAATCCCGCTTTCTTCTCTGTTTCTTTAATGAACCTCTGAACCTCTGAATAGGTGAGCCGTGCGCCCATTAGCCCGGCTGTCTTGTAGATGGAGGTAACTAAGGGTGTGAGGTGGTCAGCAATGGATATTTTCTGAAGATTGCCCCTTGCCTCGCTGATACCACTTGCTTTCAGGTCAGCAATGAAGGAATTGCGGAAAGCCTTTATAATCCTGATCACCTTTGGGGTGAAGGCTTTTTCGAGTGCTGTCGTGCGCTGGTAGAAGGTGCGGTTATTGGGCATGATCCAATTTACAATTTTCAACTGTTAATACTTTCCCCCATCCCTGCTAAATATTTCTTCATCCTCGCCTCCCTTGCTTTTTTCTTCATCTCCCTTTCGAGGCGGCAGTCTTTGACATAGGTGGGGAAGTCCTGCCATGCCATCAGCGCCGCTTCCAGCTCCTTTCCTGAGTAGGTCAGGCGGATGAGGCGGAGAAGGGATTTATCTTCGCTCTGCATCTTCTATTTCCCTAAACCGAACCAACTCACGCTCCATGTCTTCTTTGTCTTTTACTATGTTGCAGGCGCAGATTGCGACAACGATATTTGGTTCATCAACGCTGTCAGTAATTCTAAGTTTGATATTACCTCCTACCAAGTGCCCATCCTTTGTGTAAAACTTCATGAAACCATCTTCGTCAAGAAGCACAAACGGAAATCCGGGTTGATTGTATTTATGTGCCATACATCATTCATTTAAAAGTTCAATCTCCCTGTGAAGGCCACCGCCCATGTCAGCGTTCAGTTGTTCAAGGGGGATGAGGCCAGCCGGGACATAAATTTTATCCATCAGCGGGTCGGTGCTGCGGTCATAACCTATGTATTCAAGAACCTGGTTGGGTGTCAGCTGCCACAGCTTAGCCAGCGTTTCAGCCTGTGTTTTGAGATCCTCTGCAAGCTCCGGCAAAGCCATTACGTCACAGTCTATCACATCCCTTTCCCTGTCGAGCGAGAACTCTTTTATCAGCCTTGCGTTCAGTTCATCCCTCAGTCCATAGGCTGCCACCGCGATATTGTCATAGACAAAATCCCTTTTGTACTGCTTACGGTTTTCGTAGCTGTCTGCATTGCCGAACAGTTGCCATGGTACATCATAGATGTTGCAGAGCCCCTTAAATTGTACGTCCGATTGTTCCAATAGCTTCAACTGCCCCGCATCAAGGCCAAACTGAAAATAATTGAGATCGCCTGTCAGGTACGCTATCTGCCCCGCGAGGTCTGAATCGTTCACGATCAGGTTGAATTGCTGCCTCATGGTGGTCGCCTGCGCTGCTGTGGGGTAATCCCTCACACTCTTGTCAAACACCAGCCCCGCTGCGCCCTGGTTCTTGTTCATGGCGATCAGCCTTTCCGCTCCTTCATTGGATGACTGTAAAAGAAGCAACCCTGCATCAAGTGGGCTTTGTCCTCTCAAATGGTTCAATAGTTCATCCGGCTGGCAGTAATTGGCGAACTTCCACATGATGATATTTTCCTTTGGCACCGGTACGCTTCGGGCTGAGAACAGTAGCCGGTACTGCGATATATCCCAAATGTTTTCACCTTTGACCACACCGAGGTTAGACTTTGGTATAATGATCATTTCCGTTGGCCTGTCGCCGTCCCCTTTTGGGAGCCAGATATTACCCTCGCCGGTCAGTAGTTTAAATCCGTATAGCTGCTCCATGAATGATGCCCCGCTTTGGTTACGGTTGGCTTTCTTCAGTAGTTTAGAGACAGGGGAATCCACGGCCACCTGGTCAACCGATTTTGTACGCATCTTCCTCGCCTCGATCATTGCCTTTGGGTCTGATAGCCTTTCTTTTGTCAGCGGTATGTATTCCTCAAACCAGGTCTTTCTTTCCGAGGTTTTGATTTTATAGTGATACCAAGGGATTTGCGAAAACTTCTTGGCGCACTTGCTCACGATGGAATACACCCAGGCGTTCTTATTATAGCCCTTGTTTATGTAGGTGAGATCGTTGCTATATGGGTAGATGGTTACGCCGTTATTGAAACCTACGGTGCCCGTCCTTGGAAGTGGATCGACCACCGTGGGAAACAGCGCTGCCTTCAGCCGTTGGTATAAATTAGGTTGTTTCATAATTGTATTACCTCGCCGCCCACTCCGAGGGCCCAGCGGCGTTGAATGGGCTTAGTAAGATGTGTGAATATTGCATAGCGTAGGGCATCGCACCCATGATCCTCGCTTTTTACCGGCTCCTCCATTACCTGATCATTCTTGTCTTTGCGCCACTTGTACCCCTGCAGTTCACGGATAAGGTTTACGCTGCCATGCTTCACATAGAGCGGGTATGACTTCACCCCCACGATCCCGGCCCATACGTCCTTATCTGATGGCAGGATATTAATGCCCGCCCTGTATATTTCCTCGATGGTCTTGGGCTCTGCGGCATCTGCGTAAATCGGTGTTCTCCCTGGTACTATCTGTTTGATCCGGCTAATGAGGTCAGGTACAGTAAGGGAGGACTGGTATAACACTTCCTCAGCATAGTTTGAGCCTTCATAGTGAGTGATCTTGACCATAGCCGAAGGGTTGGTGTATCCAAAGTCAAGACCGTAGAACACATCCCCGCCTGCAGGGTCTTTATCGTAGTATTTCCATTGGGTGTAAATAAGCTCCTTCGCCGCACCCCTTTCTCCCAAACCATACACCTTCCACATGAAGTCATCGGGTAATTCCCTGAATTTCTCAATGTATTCTATCTGTTCCCGGCTCAGGTTATGGATATTGTCCTTGTAGGTGGAGTGGATTCTTTTGTTCTTTGGATCATCAGCTACTTCGTAAACCCATGAATTGAAGTCGGCAGGGTTCCAGTCTAAAAAGATTTGCCCTGTTGTTCTCATGGCTAACTGATCGAACAGGGGCTTTGATATTAAGTTGGCCTCATTGACAAATAAAATGTCCCTTCCCGGTCCCCTGGCTTTACCCTCATCTTCCAGGCCGAATAACTCGATGTATGAACCGTTCTTGAAGGTGTAAACAAAGTCGGTGGCCTTCCATTGGTTCTCATCCCATTTGCCCACCTGTAGCATGATCTCTTTAAAATCCCTGAAAGCGCCCCGTTTGATATGGGGTAGTGAGTGAGAAACGATTGATACCCTTAACCCTTTTTTTTGGGTTGCCAGCATGATAAGAAGCTGTATGATGGAATAGGACTTGGAGGACCTTGAACCTCCTTCGTTGCAGATGATAGGGAATCCTTCCTGGTAGGCTGCATAGTTCTTAACGAAAACCGGCGTAGTGTTAGCCTTGACCATTCAGGATATGTTTTAAGAATCGCTCATCAAGGGTGAATGTTATCGGTTGTTCCTCGTCGCCTGTTAGAACTACGGTATCCTTTGGCTTTCCTACCACATAGGCCAGGTAGGTTTTGATGGCATCCATGTCGCCCTTATTGGCAAGTTCGGTCAGCTTTTGAAATACCTGGATGGTGGCTTGCTTGTCTGCAGCCTCTCTTATCCAAACTTTGATCTTGCTTTCACCTCTTGGTGCTGCCTTTGCTCTGGCTGCCTTTGCGCTTTCACTATCGAACAGTTTGGGCATGGTAATACATAGTCATTTTGACCTCAACTTTAAAATTACCCTGTCCTATCCACCTTGTCTGATAAGTTTTCTGCATTTATTTTCAGGATACCGTGTTCAAAGCCCCATGCCACCAATGAAGGGCTGTTGGTGGTCCCTGTTTTTTGGTACAGGCGGTTGATGATGATATGGGTGTACCGCGTTGATGTTGATATTCTCCGGGCGATCTGCTGCACGGTCAATCCCTGCCGCTTCAGGATGATGATCTCTCTTTCTTTTTGGGTTAATGCTGTCACGAGGATATTATTTTATCGTTAATGAGAATTGTTGATATCTCCTTTGCCGCCTGAAGGGAATGGGTCTTGGTGATGTAGTCGCCATGCCAGTACAGGGAATAGATATTGCCGGTATGGATTTCAAAGCCGAACTGATCACCGTAACCTCTGCCGGTCCAGGTCCAGTTCTGCTTCATGGGATCTTTTAGAAGCTGAGGGTTGATATTTCGCTTTTTGGCTTTCACTCTACTTTCACTTTACCCTTTAAAATACCCGTAAGGGCCTTTATTCCTTTTATGCAGTTGCTTTTACGGGTGTATGTCTCGGAGGTAGCCAGTACCTGTCCGTTCTTGGCTATTACTATGAAGTAATACTTACTGTCTGAGGATAAGATCACTCTGATTGTTCTTCTCATAAAATGTTTTT